CTCTCATGTCATTATACTCGTCAGCTATTCTACCATAATTGTAATTTAAATACATTCCAACTACTTGTATATAACCCGGAACATCTCCCTGAACTTTAAAAAGTATGTGTGTCATTATAATAATTTTTCTGTTTCTGTTTTATTTGGTTGTGTTAATTTCAATTGGTTCTTTAATGAGTCTTCAATTGAGAAATTATTTGTTGTGGCTTCCGCCATTAATTGATTTATATTTTTATCAATTGAAATTGTATATGCTGAAGCCAATGTTAAAACTTGTTTTTGTTGTTCCGGATCCATCATAAGAATTGAATCTAAGTTACCTGTACCGATTCTACCATATGAAATCATATCCAACATCGCTTGTTTAGCCATACGAACAGTCCAATATTCGTGTTCATATTTTTCTTCTAATTCTGGATTACCAAAAACGTCAATTAATTTAGTACCATCGGGTAAGATGGCATCATCCGTTTCTAAATATTCCTTAATTAAATCAATAAACCCTTGTCTTTCTCTATATGCATCTTTAAGATTCCTTTTGAACTTTCTTAAGTCAACATGTTTGTCGGCAACAGTTAAATCAACCATTTCTTTTCTCTTAGGGTCGGTGATAAATTCTTTACTTTCCTCGTCCATTTGAATTTCTAGCTCAGCCTTTCTTACTGTATATTCTAAATGTTCGACAGCATCTTCTCTACCCCTTAATTCCAAAAGCCATTGTTTTAATCTTGCATATGGTGTTATTTGTGCGCCACCAACAAAATTATATGCCTTGTACTTTGGTAATGCGAAAGACATACTTTCAGATATTTGCATTAGTTTTTCATCAAATGGATTGTTGATGAAATTAGACCTATCGTATTTGTAACCTTGTTCCATAATTGTTTTTTATATTAATATAGTGAAAATTTTTTAAAATGTCAACCTATCTCCAACCACAATGGCCAGACGATGTTCCAGCATTAACTCTAGGTGCCAATCCCGTAATAGCATTTGAACCTGTGTCGGTTGCATAAAACATTATCCAAGACGTATTGTTTTGTCCCGTTCCATCGTAATTTCCTAACATATATTGCCAATCTTGACCCATTGCGAAGTTTTCTTCACCGCAATTTGGGTGTGGCTTAGCAACATTACCAATATTTGTATCTGTTGAATTACTCCATCTTCTTAGGTTATAGCCACCATTGTATGATCCCTCATTTCCAGCATATCCTTTTCCAACTTTAGATGAAATACCTTTTTGTTGTGAGTGTGCACCCCATTGTGTTGAAGAACTTGGTGTTTCATTAGAAAAATTAAATTTAATTCCTCCACTATTTGTCCAAGCATATCCAAAACTTTCATCAAAAAATGCAGCCCCACCATCATTACCATTAATTGAGGTTACACCGAATCCACTTACATAACTTTCATTAGATAAATTAAATTTTTCAATTGTTGTTGACCCTCCTGAAATTAAATAAGCAAATTCAGTTTCTTTTTGCATGGTTGCAACGTCACTTCTTGCAATACCCGTATTAAATTTGGTTTGATGTGCATAGTTTGTGTCGTTGAACATATTAATTGCGGACGTTCTAGTTCCGTGGATACTATCAGGACCTTTCCACGCACCATCATCATTTACTGACCAAATAAATAATATTGTTTTATTACAGGCTCCTGAGGTATAAGATACGGGGTAATCTAATAATTCCCCCACATGTGTTGTTTGATTTGTTGAGTTAGTTGTTTTATGAACGTTTCTCCATGGTGACGAATCCTTATATCCTCCCGCCAAATATGAATATGATAAAACTTGTCTATATCTAAATGCAATTGGAATTGTTTCTTGTGCCGCAATTCTTTCCCACCCGTTATCTATATTTGATACTCCCGTATATAACATTAAAAAACTACCACTGTTGGATTCTTCTAAGTACAAAGATCCCGATAATGGTGAGCCTGGTCTATTTGTTCTAGTTCCTTTAGGTGGTCTATTAACTACCCTATCTGACGTTAAACTACCACTAACTTCTAAATTCTCGTATATCATAATTTAATTCTTTTTATGCTCTCCATCCACAATGACCCGATGATGTTCCGGCGTTTACTCCAGGGTTTAATCCACTCACACTGGTCGTTCCCGTATCTGTCGAATAGAAGAATTTCCAACTTGTATTATTTTGTGCTCCATCATAATTTCCTAACATATATTGATGGTCTTGACCTAATGTAAAGTTTTCTTCTCCACAGTTAGGGTGAGGTTTTGCAACGTTACCTATGTTGGTGTCGTTAGCGTTGCTCCATCGTCTAAGGTTATAACCACCATTGTATGAACCTTCGTTTCCGGCATACCCTTTTCCAACTTTTGAGCTGATACCTTTTTGTTGTGAGTGTGCACCCCATTGGGTGGACGATTGGAAGGTTTCTGTGGCAAAACTCATTTTAACGCCCGATGCAGATGTCCAACCATAACCAAAATTTTCATCGGAAAAAGCCGAAGCCCCGTCACTACCATCAATTGTTGTTAAGTTAAAACCAGTTGCAATTGTTTCAGTACTTAGGTCAAATTTTTCAACCGTGGTACTACCCGCAGCAAACATATACGCATATTCTGTTTCTTTGTGCATAGTTCCCACGTCACTTCTTGCATTTGTTATATTAAATTTAACATTATGTGCATATTTTGTATCATTCGCCATATTAATAGCTGATGTTCTAATACTATGAACATCAGTTGGTCCTTTAAATGCACCATCTGTATTAACAGACCAAACAAAAAAGATATATTTACTACAAGCACCTGATGTATATGTTGCGGGAAAATCTAATAATTCTCCAATGTGTGTTGTTTGATCGGTAGAATTAATTGTTTTGTGAACATTTTTCCAAGGAGATGAATCTTTGTATCCACCAGCAAGATAAGAAACACTAATTATTTGTCTGAATTTAAATCCAACATTAGCATTTACTTGTGATGACACTCTAACCCAACCACTATCATTATTACTAATTCCAGCATAAACCATTAAGAAACTACCACTAACCGCCTGTTCTAAGTATAATGAACCGGTTTGTGGACTACTTGGTCTATTGGCCCGTGTTCCTGTTGGTGGTTTGGTTACCCCTTGTCCTCTTAACGAACCGCTTATTTCTATATTTTCGTGTAGCATATCTTATAAATACAAATTTTATGTTCTCCAACCACAATGTCCCGATGATGTTCCTCCATTTACACCGGGAGCCAATCCACTAGGATTAACTGTTCCTGTGTCTGTCGTATAAACAAATTTCCAACTGGTGTTTACTTGAAGTCCGTCGTAACATCCCAACATATACTGATGGTCTTGTCCCATTGTGAAATTTTCTTCACCGCAGTTAGGATGAGGCTTCGATACGTTACCGATATTTGTTTCAGTAAAAACATTCCACCTTCTTAAGTTATAACCACCATTGTATGTACCTTCGTTTCCGGCATACCCTTTTCCAACTTTTGAGCTAATTCCTTTTTGTTGTCCACTAGCACCCCATTGTTGATTGTTTGTAAATGTATCATTTGCAAAAAATAACTTAGTTCCGCTTTGTTGTGTCCAACCATATCCGTAGTTTTCGTCAGAAAATCCCGAAGCACCTGATGGTCCACTACCAGTAATTGATGATGTTGTAGTAATGTATGGTTCACCAGCCTGATAGTATACACTATACATTGTTTCGTTTGTTAGATTAAATTTTTCAACTGCAGCCACACCCGCACCAAATATCCATGCAAATTCTGTTTCTTGATGTAAAGTACCGCAGTCATCTCTTGCATTCGCTAAATCCCATTTTGATTGGTGAGCATAAGCTGTTTCATTAACCATATGTACACCACTAGTCCACGTTGAGTGAATAGTACTATCTCCTTTAAATGTACCGTCTGTGTTTGTTGACCAAAGAAATAAAATACTTTTACTACAAGCACCGGACGTATATGATGCCGGATAATCTAATAGTTCACCTAAGTGAACCGTCTGATCCGTTGAATTTGTTGTTCTATGAACATTTTTCCAAGGTGAGGCGTCCTTATAACCTCCAGCTAAATATGAAAAATTTACAACCTGTCTATATTTGAATCCTGTTCTATCGGTATTTTGTGAACCAACTGGTTCCCACCCACCATCATAGTTTGAGGATGCCGTGTATGTTACAACAAAACTACCACTAGTTGATTCCTCTAGATATAATGAACCAATATCAGGACTAGTCGGTCTGTTAGCCCTTGGTCCTTTAGGTATGATATATTGTCCACTTACATTTAATGAACCACTAACTTCTACGTTTTCTCTTAACATATTGTATAATATACGGATTTTATCCTGTAACTACAAGTCTTCCACTTCTATTTGACGCAAAAGTTAATATCACTTGTGTCGATGTTATTCTTATATTGGAAGGGAAGAACATGTCTCCGTTTGAATCAAACACTTGTGCCGTTACATTTGCCGTTCCCAAAGTATGGTTAAAAGTTACACTTGACACGTTAGAGAATGTTGTTGCACTACTTAATGCAACTCTCTTCCAACTAGCCCATGTACCATTGTTCTTACCTCTAACATACATAATACCCGTCCGATAATCTCCATATATTTGATGTTGCCAACTAGAACTATATATTTGAGAATACAATGCACCATCTGTTGAGTTACCAGTTAAGTTGGTACTACTACCATCAACATCTGTTACATATGTAAATCCGTTTGAATCTAATGTATTTGCGGCAACTCCACTTGTATTTGTGTTTCTAATACCGATACCATCGATTTGGTCTGCGGATGTTGCAGTTGCGGCGTTTCCATCAATTGAGACACCTGTTAATGTTTGTGCCCCACTAGCTCTGTTAAGTGCAATTGCGGTCGTACCAACATATGTTGTTGCATTGAATGCCGCAAAATCTCCTGTGTTATTATTTGCCGCAGTTCCAAAAGTTCTTTGTGCCAGTACGTCCGTACCTATCACTAATCCTAAGTTTGTTCTTGCATTAGCCGCAGTTGTTGCGCCGGTTCCACCATTTGCAACCGCAACCGTTCCTGAAACATTGGATACTGTTTGTGAACCAATATTACCTGAATCAATAATTGTTTTCCAAGCCTGTGATGTGTTAATTGCAGTTGCTGAAAAACTTCTATAATATAAATTTCCATTAGAACTAAATCCTAATTGACTATAATAATTGTCAGGGTGTCTATTAACAGTAAGAATACTATTTGAATTATCGACCGCAGCAAATAAACCAGTTTGTGGATTAGTAATTGCGTATGAATATCCAACGGTTCCATTGCCATATTGAGTTGTTAATCCTCCTGATGCTGTTATAACTCCGGCACTTGCTGCAGAACCATCAACACTAACACCTGTCAATGTTTGAGAAGCACTCGCCCTACCTAATGATATTGACGTTGTACCAATATTAAAAGATGAATTTACTAAATATGCGTTTGCAATTGCCGTACCATTCCACACACCTGTTGTAATTGTGCCAATCGTGGCTAAGTTAGCTAACGATGTTAAACTTGTATTTGAACTCGCAGTTATGTTAGCTGCGGTTCCACTTGTATTTTGATTAAACGTTGGTACTGAAGCGGTGACTGTTGAGCTATCAGCTAATGTGATTGTAACAGTTGAGCTCGTAAACCCTAATGAGGATATTCTTTTATTATATGCTGTGTTCCAATTCGATGCGGAACTAATATATGTGTCACCAATCGCAGTACCATTCCACACACCTGTTGTAACAGTACCCATAT